TAACTAAATAATATTATGCACCCAGCTTTAATAGCCGCAATGGCGACCTTTGGAGTTCAAAAATTAAGAGGTAAATCTACATCTAGAGCTTTAAGAGATTCTATCATGGCAGCAGGTTTCACATACGGTGTTGGTGAAATAGGTGCTGGTATAGAAGCATTAGGAGCTAATACAGCAGCAGCAACTCAAGCTAGTAATTTAGCAGCTAGTGGTGGTACAACAATGGAAGCTTTAAATATTGCTAAAGGTATAGGTGCAGATAGTGCATATCTTCAAATGGAACCATTTGTAGGCAGTGCAACAAACATGGCATCAAATTCTGGTCTTGCTTCATTGTACGGAGCTCAAAATTTAAGTCCAATTGCGCAAGGAACAAAAGATTTTTTAGGAAGTACAGGAGAGTTTGGACAAAATGTTTCTAAAGCATACGAATCAGGTATAGCTAAATTTAATAAATTAGATCCAATGACACAATTTGCAGTTAAATATGGAGCAGCTCCAGTTGCAACAGCATTATTAACTCCAGATGAATTACCGAAAGGTATGTCACAAGAAGAATTCATGAAATTAGATTCAGAAACAAGAGCAAGATTATTAGCAGAAGCTAAAGAAGATGTTAAAGGTTTAGGTGATAGAGCAGAACCTAGACGTACTCAATCTTTCCCTTATGACTACACACAAGGAAATCCACTATACACACCTTTTAATAAAGGTGGTATTGTAAGTGCATTACCAAGATATGCACAAGGCGGAATAAATTACCTACCATCGAAAGTAACTCACGATGAAAACGATGTACATAATTATGTACGTGCAACAGGCTACGTAGAAGATGGTTCAGGTAATGGAGACAAAGACGAAGACACTATACTAGCTCAATTAGCAGATGGAGAATTTGTTTCGAGAGCAGATGCTATATTAGGTGCCGGTATTATGGCAGGCGCTTCTCCGTCAAGCATGAAAGATATGAGAGCTAAAGGTGCTGCATATTTTTATGAACAACAAAAAAGATTTAAAAGAATATTTGATTTATTAAATGCAAGCAAAAAAGTTACAGCAAATTGATAATGTAGTTCAACTACCTATCAATAATAAAAACGTTAAAGTAGTATTAGATTTTATTAGTTTTAATGCTAACGAAATTGCTAATGTCTGGCCATTAGTTGAAGACTTAATACAAAAGTCTTGTGAAAGAGCTGGTGGTTTTGCTGATGCTAAACATGTTAAAGAATGGCTTGAAAAAGGAATAATGCAACTTTGGATAGCTTACGATAGTAAAGAAAGTAAAGTAAAGTGTGTTTGTGTTACTGAAATTAGACAGTATCCAAACTATAAAGTTTGTGACTGTAAAATTACGACAGGCACAGATTATAAAAGTTGGGTAGATTTTATGGATGATGTAGTTAATTGGGCTAGATCACAAGGTTGTAAAAAGATGGAAATATTTACAAGACCAGGTTGGGAGAAAATTTTAAAACACAAAGGATTTGTTAAAACACACGTACAATTAGAAAAACCACTATGATTGAAATAGAAAAACTAACACTTAAACAAAAGATAGAACTATTTAAAAAACTTTACAAAGAAATTTCTGGTAAAGGTATAAATGGTGATAGTGAACTTGCACATATTAATACATTTGAAGCAAAAATTCTTAGAATGTATGGTGGTGCTGGTTCAATTAATGAAGAAACAGGATTAAGACAATATTTTGGTGGAGGTTCTGGTGGTGGGGGTGGACAACCTGCTAACACGACTCAAATGCAAACTGTTCGTGAAGCTCCTGAAATTGAAGCTAGAAAAATTGCATTATATGATCAAGCAGCATCATTAGCATCTCAACCGATATCATTACCAGCTATTCAAGTAGCTGCACCAACTACATTACAACAACAAGGTTTTCAATCTGCAGGTACAACAGGGGTAGGTGGTCAAACTACACAAGCAGGTATTGGATCTATTTTACAAGCTCAAGCAGGTCCAAACATTTCTCAGTTTTATAATCCATATCAATCGTATGTAACTGATGAAATTAATAGACAAGCTCAACAAGCACAAAATCAATTATCTGCAACAGCAATCGGCGCTGGTGCGTTTGGCGGTGGCAGACAAGGAGTTGCACAAGCTGAATTAGAAAGAGCTAGACTTGCAACAATAGGTCAATCACAAGCTCAAGGATTCGGTCAAGCGTTACAAGCTGCGCAAAACCAACAATCAATTGGTTTACAAGCTGGACAACAATTAGGTGCATTTGGTGCGCAACAACAAGCAATGCAACAAGCAGATATTCAAAGTTTATTACAAGCTGGTGGTATTCAACAACAACTGGGACAACAAGCTCTTGAAGCACAAAGACAAACACAATTACAACAAGCGTATGAACCTTACCAAAGAACTGAATTCTTAAAAGGTATCATGACAAATTTACCAACATCACAATCTGGAATTACAGCGACCACGGCTCCCGGAACTAGTCCATTAGCGCAAGCTGCTGGGGCTGGTTTAGGTGCTTACATGGCTTTTAGAAAGTAGGTGGTCTATGGACGAAGTATTAAATAGAAAACTATTTAGGCACAAAGCACAAATAGCTTATAAAAAAGTTCAAGGTTTACAGATTGGTGGTCCACCACAATCTCCTTTTACATCTCAAGGTTTTGGTCAATCAATGCAAAGATTAGGACAAGCCTACCAATCTTCTCCATTAGTTGATTTAATTTATGATCCTAAACAAAGTCTAGGGAGAAATGTAATAAATGTTTTTAATCCTGTAAGAAAAGCAAAAGGTATTTATGGATTAGGAAAAATGGGTGTTGGCTTAGGACTTAGAGGATTAGAAAAAGCAGAAAGAGGTTATGAAAAACTTGCTTCAAAAAGCCCTAAAGGATTTGGTGCTGCAACACAAGGACTTGGTTTATATACAACTGCTGAGGGTGCTGAAGATATTATTGAAGGTGTAAGAACTGATGATCCATCTAAAACAGCACAAGGCGCTGCTAATGTTTTATTTGGTGTTCCTTTAGCTAGATCTGGAGGTTCAAGATTTATGACAGGTAAACCAACAGGTGAAACATTAAAAGAAGCTTTGCCTTCTTTTGGTTTTTTTGGTGCTTCGATGGTTTTACCTCAAAATGAATTAAAAAGAACACAAGATTCACAAATAGAACAATATGAAAAACAAACTGGTGTAAAATTAAATGCTAATCAAAGAAAAGAAGCTGAGTCTATTATTGCAAAACAATACGAAGCTCAACAACAAGGACAACAACCAAAAACAGCATTAGATATAGCTTTCCCTGGTTTAAGTAATGTTGATATTATTGAAGGTAAAGGAAGACAAGATCCGGTTAATTTATTTACTGATGTATCTAAAAACATTGTTCAACAAAGTAATGATGCTAAAGGAATTCCACCAACTGGTTTAAGCAAAGAAGAGTATGTTGCTACATTAGATAATGACGAAAGAAAAAGAAAATCCGGAGAAGATATTATAAAAAAAGCTAGCACAGATGCTAAACTAGGTGATTCAGCTGCAAGTAGATTTCAAAAATTTTATGAGCAGTATGATAAGGAAATTGGAGGATCAAGAGAAATTTCAGATTTACTTATGTATAAGTTAGCAACAGGACTATTAACAGGGACAACAACTAAATCTGGTTTTGCTGGATTTGCAGATGTATTAGGTAAAGCCGGTGGTGATGTTCTTGATACAGCAATACTATTAGCTGGAAAAGAAAAAGATAGAAAGGCAAGTTTATTTGAAGCATTTATGAAAAGTGAAAAAGCTAACGAAAGTAATGCTATCACCGCTGAAAGATATACAACAATTATTCCTGATCCAAATGCTTTTAACGGAGTAAGAGTAGAGGAGAGAGCTAAATTTAAAAACGGTCTTGATGCTAAAGCAGTTGCATCAAACCAAATTGATCCAGTAACTGGTATAAACTTACCTGTATGGATTGAAGCAGAATATAACCCTAATGCTATTGAAACTAAAAAAGATCCAAAACTTTTAGATGAAAGAAGAGCAGCTTTAAACTCAGTTGCAAGTTCTTATAGAATGGCAGATGCTATAGCAAAAGCTGATCCTGGAACTATAGGTGCACCTGGATCTATAAAATTATTTAAAGAAAAAATTATTGGATCTGTTACAGGAATTCTAGAAAATGAAATAACACCACCACAATATAATAAAGATATTGACTCATTTGTTAATAATGAAATTTTAGGACAAGGTGTTAGAAAAGCAGATGGTACTTTCATCAGTGCTAAAGATGCAATAGCAGAAAAAGAAAAAATGATTAATGATATAGTTAAAGAAAAAACAAAAAGTAAATTCTTTCAAAGACCATCAAAAAATGAATTAGAAAAATTAGTTCGAAACACTAGATATGAAACTAACTTTGCTTATGCTTACGCAAACTCATTAAAAGCAGAAGATAGATTAACTGAGAAAAACTTAGAAGATGCTAAAAGAGTTTCTAAGATTTTTGGTTTAGAATCACCAGATAAAATAATAGAACAATTTAAACAATTAGCTGACGATGCTAATACTAAATTTGGTGAAGAAACAAAAAGATATCAAGCATTAGGTGGTAACTCAGCCTTCTTTGACCAAAACTTTACTTTCATGCCTTATTATCAAAAAGAAAAAAATAGAATTGGTGGGCAACAAAGACGACAAGAAATACAACAAAATTTAATGAAGGGTGTTGAAACTTTACCGGATAAATATAGATAATGGCTACGTTACAAGGTTTACAAAAAGCTTTAGATAATAAGACATTTGATCCAAGTGACTTTACACAAGATCAATTAATACTTGTTGATGAATTATTTAAATCAGGAAACTTACAAGGTTATGGCTCTATCAACGATGTTATTAAAGAAAGAGCAGGAGCGGCTGTTGGAGTTGCTCAAGAAAAACAAAAAAAGATACAACCTTTTCAACAAGCAACAAAAGAAGCAGGCTTCGAAGTAGAAAGAGCAGACCTTGAACTTGTTGGTGATGTTTCAGGAAGCGCTTTTGCTTTTTTACAAGATAGAGATAAATTGGTAACTGCTCTTAAAAAAGGAATGGGTTCAGTTGAGTTTGGTGTTGATAGAGAGGCATTAAACTATAGAACAATGCAGTTTGATAAGTATGAAAATCTTTTAAAGAATGCACCAATAGTAAGAAATATAAAACCATTTGCTAGAGTTGCTGGTGTTGTTGGTAAAATGGCTGATGGGTTTAGACAAATTAAAAAAGCCGGAGCATCTCCATTTTTACAAACTGAAATGAAATCTATTGCATTTGGAACAGGAGGTGCAGGTATTGGATCTTTAGCATTTGATGCTGCAAACTATGCAACTGATTTTACAGCAGCTTCATCAATGGACTTAGCTGAACTAACAGACGATGATGTAGCAAAATTACCACCTGGTCAAAGAGAAGCATATCACGCATTAGAAGCAATGAATAATGCAATGATATTTAATTCTGGAGCTGCAGCATTGGGTCCATTACTTCAACTTGCTGGAGGTGGTGTTAAAAAAGTATTAGGATTATCTACTCCTGAAGTAGAACAATTGGCTAGATATACAAAAGAAACAGGTGTTCCAACAAATTTATTTGCACTAGCAGATCCAAATGCTGGATTCTTAGCTAGAGGTATGAAAAATATTTTAAATGTTGTCGGTGTATTTCCTGCTACAGCGGGGCCTGGATTAAAATATAAACAAGAAATAGAGGAAGAAACATTTAAAGCTGTTTTAGATCATTTAAATGCAGGCGCCCCATATTCTCATGCAGAATTACTATCTCTAGGAACTTTAAATCAATTTAAAAAGAATTTTGCAGATTACAAAGATGTGATTGGAATGAAGTATGATACTGTATTTAAAGAAGCAGATTTATTAGGACCTGATTTAAAAATTATACCAATACAAAATTTAAATAAGGCAACAGAAAACGTAATTACTTCTTTGAAAGCTCAATATCCTGACATGGGTTTACAAATGGATAAAAGAATTTCTGAATTAACAGAGTTTGATGACCCTATTGTAAAATTTATTGCAGCAACAAAAGATTACACTAATGGTTTCACAGAAGGCTTAACAGCTAAAGAATATATTGGTTTAAATAAAATGTTAACAGCTGCTTATAATGAAACAAAAATTTATGATCCAAGAGGATTAGTTGCACAGATCAACCATGCATTGAAAGCTGATTTTAATACTGTAGCTGAAGCACCAAGTATAAAAGTATTAATGAATGATAACAAACAAGTAAAAGAAGCATATGATAATGTTGTTAAATCTCAAGGTGAAACAGGTGGTCAAATGTATGTCCAAAATTTAATTAAAGGTGTTAAAGGTGTTCAAAAAGAATTACTTGAAGCTAATGACTTTTTTACAAAAACAACAAGCACATTTAGAAGTCCTGTTGCTTCAAAGATAAAACAAGTAGATGCAAATTTATTTAGTAATCTTGGTTTGTTAGGTGTTCAAGGTAAATATTCTGTAAACCCTGATGAATTATGGTCTAAGACTTTAAAACAAGTATTTAGAAATGGAAGTAAAGACGCAATCGAACAATTAAAGTTTTTATTAGGCTATGATAAAGGTGGTGCTGGTAAAGAAATTTTTGATAGGTTTAAACAACTTTATTTATTCGATGCTTTCCAATATTCTTTTGCTAAAAGTCCATATTTAGCAGGAGAGCCAATGTTTGAATTAATGTCTAAAGCCCAAGAGCGTGGCGTAGTAATGAAAAAATATGTTGATGAATTTAATCAATCATTAACTGAAGAAATAAGAATGCAAAGAGGAGTTGATCCAAAAGCATTACTAGCATCAAAACTTGGTGATCAAAAATTTGTAGATTTTAAAGTACAGGCTGACAAAGTTGCTGGTTTCGATCCATTTAAGTTTGAAGAAAATTTAGGATTAGTTGGTGACTCAGCATCTATTACTACAGCAAGAAACAGATTAATTGCTATGTATGGTGGCGGAGCTGAAGGTAAAAAAGGTTTTGATCAATTAAGTAAAATAATTGATTTAATGAAAGCAAATGCTTCTTACACTATTGGTGATCCAAGCACTTTCGTAAAAAGAAGAGCTGTATTAGGTGGTATGGGGGCTTTAGCTGGAGGAGTTCTTCCTTTCGCTGCTGCAACAACAGTAGGTATAATTCCTACATTAGCATTTGTATTTTTATCACGATATGCTGGTGCTGTATTATCAAACCCTAAATCAGTTGAAGCATTATTTGATGTTCTTAACCCAACATTAAAAATTGAAAAAGCTATGGCAGGTAAATTAGATTTAAGTAAAAAAAGAGTATTTGCTGCACTATTAAACAATGCAATGGATGAAGATAAAGATGCACCTAAGGTTGATCCTAATCTAATTAACGCTGAAGAAATTACAAATTATTTATTAAGAAAACCACCACAAATGCCTAATGCTAAATTTAATTTAGGTGCAATACCTCAAAATCAAAGACAAAGAATGTATCCAGAATTAACTGCTGTTTCTAGAACACCGGGACCTGAACTTGCTGGTTATGAAAATTTTGTACGTGGTGCTGCAATAGCAAAACAAAAAGATGAAGCAGCTTCGTTTATTGAATCTCAAATACCTGACCCAACAGGTCCAAGAGAAGCTAGGGCTATGCAACAGAGACAAGGACAACAAGTTCAACAACCTATGATTCCACAGATTAGAAAGCCAATGCAAACACAAGTTGCACAAAACCCTGCATTGTTTAGAGCTTTAAATCCACAAGACACATTAGGACAAGCAATAGTTGAAAGACAAACAGGAACAGTATGAAAAGAATAATACAATCTAGAACTACTGAACATTTAATTGATCTTTATACAAAGGTTGGTGATGTAAAAAAAGAAGTATCTATTATAAAAAACAACCATCTCAAACACATGAGTTGTGCTATTTATAAAATAGAAAAGAAAGTTGACAAAATTCTTTGGTCTATGATCTCAGGAATGGGAGCCTTGATACTTACTCTTATAGTTATAGCATTTAAATTTGTTAAATAGTAATTGACCAATTACCATAGTTAATCTAATAAGAGTTATGAAGCTTATTAGACAAGATACTAGTTTTATTGTTACTGATTTTAAATGGGATAAAAAATATTCCTATGCTAAGTATACAAGGGACGATGAACACGGACCACGAACCTATCAAGTAAACGAAAAGAAAGTTCCCTCTGTTACCACTATTCTTTCTGCAACTCAAAGTGAAGACAAGAAACAATCATTAGATGCTTGGCGTCAAAGAGTAGGATATGAACAAGCTCAAAAGATCACGACTCAAGCTGCATCCAGGGGAACTGAAATGCATTATGTGTTAGAGAATTATTTAAATGGTGTAGGTTACTTAAACTTATCCACAGATGGAGCTACAGCACGAATCATGGCTCATAAGATAATAGACAATATGGATCCTTTGAAACTTATATATGGATCAGAAGTCAGTCTAGCTTATGAAGATAAATGGGCTGGTTCTACAGATTTAGTAGGTCAGTTTAATGGTAAAGAAACCATTGTAGACTTTAAACAATCAAATAAATTAAAAAAAGAAGAATGGATTGAAGACTATTTTTATCAAATAGCTGCCTATTCTTTAGCCCACAAAAAGAATTATGGTCCCATAGAGCAAGGTCTAATAGCTATGTGCACCAAGGACGGTAAGTATCAACAGTTCTTAATGGACGAAAAAAAACTTTCAGAATACGAAAGCAAATGGTTTGACAGAGTTCAAAAGTATCATACAATGTCAGTTAATGGATAATAAATTACTTGTTCACAAACATTTAATTGTTCGTGCTGAAGTCTATCGACCACCGATGGACGAGGAGTTTCTTAGGCGTTGGTTAAATGATTTCATTACAGAAATTGGAATGAAAGTAATGATGGGTCCATTTGTTCAATACTCTAATATGGTTGGTAATCGTGGTATCACAGGCGCAGCCATTATAGAAACATCACACATTGTAATGCACGTCTGGGACGAGGTTCATCCTGCACTAATGCAATTTGACGTTTATAGTTGTGGTGAATTTAATCCAGAAACTATTTGTAATAAAATTGAAAAAGATTTTACAGTACATAAAATAGAATATAAATTCCTTGATAGAGAACACGATTTAAAAGAATTGACTTCAAACAAGATCTTGAAATCCTCTAACTAATTACTATATAATATATAAGACTGCACCATAGGGGTGGGTCAATTAACTTGCTTTAACAAAAGGAGATAATTATGACAAACTTAGAAGTTTTCAATAATTTAAATAAGCAATTATTCAACGGGTCAACAAAGTTTTTTGATGATGCGTTCGAAACAATTTTTGACGGTTGGTCAAAAGTTAAATCTTTCCCATTTTACAATGTGGTAAAATATTCAAAAGGAAAGTATGGTTTAGAATTAGGTCTAGCTGGCTACAATAAAGAAAATGTACTTGTAGAAGTTAAAGACGGTATCTTAACTATCGAAGGTAAAGTAGACGATAAAAATATAGACTACGTACAAAAAGGTCTAGCATTTAGAAAATTTTTCAAACAGTTTGAATTAGCTAAAGATGTTGTAGTTGATGAAGCTGAAATGAAAGATGGTCTATTAAAGATTAAACTTGGTTATAACGAACCTAAAGAAATTGAAGGTTTTAAAATAGATATCAAGTAATGTTTCCGTATAACGAAGATGAAGCTAGTTGGTTAGCCAACGCTTAACTTCTTCACCTAAAGTCTCTGCGCTGATTTTAATTTTTCTTTGCAGTGCAGAGACAATTAGCATATCAATAGAATTTCTCATTAATATATCTACATAAGTAACATTTTTCTTTTGTCCAATACGGTGGGCTCTATCTTCTGATTGTTGTCTTACTTCAAGGTTATAAGAATTTGAAAAATAAACAACATAAGATGCAGCTGTTAAAGTTAAACCATAACCACCAGTTGTTGGATTACCAACAAAGAATTTTACATCTGAATCATTTTGAAATTTGTTTACAGCAATAGTTCTATCTTCAACAGATACTGCACCATAGATACTTACAACTGATTTATCACCATAAAGTTTTTTAAGTAAATTACAGATTGATTCAATATTATGAATATAGTTTGCCCATATAATAAATTTACCATCACCTTCTTCTATTACTTTAATTAGTTCTTTTAATTTAGGACAATCTTCCATTTCTACAATGACCCCTTCATTTGATTTTAGAAAACCATTACATACTTGGTGAAGCTTTAGCATTTCAGTTAACTTGTTTGCAAAGCTTACTTCTTGGTCTTTGATAATAGCAAAGGCTTGTTCTTGCATTTGTTTGTAAACTCTTTTTTGTTCTACAGTAAAATCAACAAATCTTTGTTGATAAATTTTTTCTGGTAAATCTAAACAGTCTTCTTTACGAACTCTATATGAGAATGACTTAAGTTTATCTTCTAATTCAGATAAATTAATAAAATATTTAGGTATCATAATAACCCTATCATTACTTACTGGTATAGGTTCCATCATACAATATCTATTTCTAAATGACAAAAATGATTTAAACCCTAATAAAGATGGACTTAAGAAAGAACATTGTGTATATAAGTCTAATGGAGATTTTGTTATTGGTGAGCCTGTTAGGATTCTTTTGTATCCTGCCATTGTACCTAATTTACAAATCGCTTTTGTTCGTTTTGCTTCTCGGTTTTTTATTGTTGTGCTTTCATCAAGAATCATCATCGTATAACGACCGAGATTAAGAAGGATAGGCATAAGTGTTTGTACTCCACTTTGGTGACTGAAGGCTTCTACATTTATTAAATAAAAATTTAATTTGTCAGCTAAGTACTGAAACTTCTTATCAACTTTATGTACGAAAATATTATAGTCTTCAACAGGACAATGTGTTTGAATTTCTTTAATCCAGTTTTGATATACAGAATTAGGTGCAATTACAATTACAAGTTGTATTTGTTTTTCTTTATATAAATAAGCAGCATTATCAATAGCGACTTTAGTTTTACCGGTTCCCATCTCCATGAAGTATGCAAAGTTTTTAAGCTTGGCACCTTTTATAAGAGCTTGTCTTTGGTGTTCGTAGGGTTGGGTTTTGTAAATATATTTTTCAGTCATGTTTCGTGTTTGTATACTTTTTTAGTATTTAAAATTTTTTACATTTTTTTCTTTACATTGTCAAATAATTAATTTAATAACGAATCAAAAGGAGGTCCCTATGGACTTAGAAGCAGCATCGGCCTCAATACAGGTCGACACGGCTCTATCAAGTGATATAGCCAAGTCTTGCAATAAGTTATTGGAAACTCAGAAACAAATAATGACGGTTGAAGAACAGTTAGCCAAGCTAAAAGAATCTGAAACGTTACTCTCTGAGCAAACAATTCCAAACTTAATGCAACAAGCTGGCATAGCAATGCTTAAATTAGCAGATGGTTCATCTGTTGAGGTAAAGCCTTTTTATGCAGCGAGAATACCATCGTCAAAAATTGAAGAAGCTTTTAGTTGGCTTCGCAGTAATGGCTTTGGTGATTTAATAAAGAACAACGTAACATTAACCTTTGGACGTTCAGAAGATCAAGATGCTAAAAACTTGGTTGACGAACTAAAGAAAAAAGGGCATACTGTAACACAGACCGAAAAGGTGGAACCTATGACCTTGAAGGCGTTTGTAAAAGAACAAATTCAAATGGGTCGTAATGTTCCTTCCGATATATTCGGTGTTTACGTTGCAAACAAAACAAAAATAACCACGAAGGAGTAATCATGGTACAAGCACAAGTAAAAGTTACTGCTGCGCCTAAAGCAGAAGTAACTATAAAAAAAGAAGCGCCACTTCCTGCGCAGTTTAACTTGGAAGAACTATCAGGACAAGGAATGGAATTTATCACAGCACGTGATACAAAACTTCCTATCTTAAAAGTCCTATACCCTAGCTCACCAGTATTAGAAGAAGGTCATGGTAAATACATTGCCGGAGCGAAAGCTGGAGACATATATAATGAAACAACTGGTTCATTGTATAAAGGAAAAGATGGTATGATTGTTATACCTTGTCTTTACATTAATACATTTAATGAATGGAAAGATAGAGGAGACAGTCCAGGCAGACCAGTAAAAATACATACTGATCCATCAGTACTTGCACAAACTGTAAGAGGAGATGACGGTAAAGATAGATTACCAACAGGTAATTATATTGAAGATACTGGTAATCACTTTGTTTATATTCTTGATAAAGATTATAATCCAAAGGAAACAGCTTTGATTGCTATGAAGTCTACGCAAAAGAAGAAATCCAAAACTTGGAATTCTATGATGCAAAGTAGAAGACTGAAAGGCAATAAAGGTTATTTCATGCCACCGTCTTGGGCAACAACTTACAAACTAACTACTACTAAAGAATCTAATAATAATAATTCTTGGTACGGTTGGGTTGTTGAGTTTGATCAATACTTAAATGATCCTAAGTTCGCTTCTGCTTTAGAAGCTGCAAAAGGATTCTACGAAGGTGCTAAGAAATCAGACATCTTTGGTAAGGTTGATTTTAACCAAGAAGAAACTGTAGAAAATACATCAAGCGAATCAGTACCATTCTAATTATGAATGCAAAAAAGTTACTAGATCTATTCGCTGGTGACTTAACGAAATACATTAAGGTCACTATCATAGGTGACCTTAATGAACGTAGTAAAAAGTCAGCTAAGTATGTCACGATTGACGAGCCAGTGACCACGGACCTATGGCAAAATCATCTCAATGGAAAACAGATTATTGGTATTAGACCAGAATTTAATGAGAAATGTAAATGGGGCTGCATAGATATAGATCCTGCAGACTATAAAGATTATTCAGAAAAGAAATACGTAGAGATTATTAAGAACCACAAGCTTCCACTTGTACCTGTAAAATCTAAATCGGGTGGATTACATTTATTTTTATTTTTATCTGATTGGGCAGATAAGGGTAAGGTTGTAGAAAAATTACAAGAAATAAACAAAGAGTATTTTTTATCTAAAGAAGTTTTTCCATGTAACAAAGCAGTAGGTATGCCTTATTATAAATGGGAAGCAGCAGTAGAGTATGCTTATGATGATGATAACAACGCAGTTATATTAGGAAGATTTTTAGAAATAGCAGAATCAAAAACAATTTCACCAGAAGATTTTTTTAAATTTAAAATAACAGAATACGAGCCAGAACCTTTTTATAGAGAGTATCCACCTTGTATGCAGAAAGTATTACATGATGGTTGGACAGGAGACAGAAACAATATGTTGTTTAACATTTGCGTTCTTGAAATGAAAAAATCAGAAGGAGCATTAACATTAAAACAATTAAAAGAAGTTGCGTGGGAAAGACAAAGACTTGCTTTTGCTAAACACAAAGATGGTCCATTGTTAAGAAATGAAAGCGATGGCACAGCAGAATCTGTTTTTAAAAAAGGATATGAATACATGTGTCCACCTAAATATGGTTTTATAGAAAGCATTTGTAATAAAGAATTATGTAAGACAAGAAGACTTGGTATCATGGCGCAGACTCCAGACATATTTAATGAGTTTGAAAATGTTACTTATTCTCAAGATACTAAAACAACTTATTATGAGTTTGATTACAAAGGTACGCATATAGTTGTTCTTCCTGAAGACATGAAAGATGAAAAGACCTGGAGAACAAAATTAATTAAACACAAAATATTTTGGAGAACATTACCTAAATCTAAAAAAGGTCCACCATTATTTGAATTACTGATGGAAGCTTTAGTTAACAAGGCTGAAGAGAGTAAAGATTTTAATAACAAAGACACAAGGGAAGAAATTAGACATGTAGCTTTGAAAGATTTCTTTGAAAAGACTTGGGAACTGGATGACTTTTCTAAAATGGATCATGGTTATACAATTAGAAAATCTGATTCTACACTAGTTTACTTTAAAAGATCTACATTAGATTCATGGATTAAAAGAAATGCTTCTCACTTGTTTAGTTCTACAGTAGAAGCTTTAAATTTTTTAGGCTGTAAGAGACACGACTTTTTTCAAGGTGTTAAGAATGTATGGTATGTAGACATGCCTGATTTTGAAAAAGGTAAAGAAGTAAAATCAAACGGTTCAAATAAAAAAACAATAAGTGAGATGGATGATGAGTATCACAACAAATTTAGAGCTCCAAAAGCAGAAGGCTCTATACAAGAAAACAATTAAAATATTTGGTCCACCAGGAACAGGTAAGACGCACAATTTAATTGAACGAGTTCTTAAAGGAGCTTTACGAAGAAATATTGATCCAAACAATATTGCTTTTATTTCATTTACAAATAAAGCTGTAAACACAGCAAGAGATAGAGCTTTATCAGCATTTCCAAAATACACTGTAAAAGACTTCAATAGATTTAAAACATTACATTCTTATTGCAGAAGATATTTTCAAGAAGAAGTATTTGACACTAAAGATTGTATGCTTGATTTTGCATTACAAAATAAAATTATAAGAACAAGCGATAGTAGGGTTGATGATGACAACTTTACTTATAAGGATTGGTCGCTTGCTATTTATGACAAGGCAAGAAATATGATGGAAGATCCAGTTAAAATTTATAAGAAGGAAACTTATAAAAAAGAACAACTTAATGTTTTTCTTAGAAAGATAGATACATATGAACATTACAAAAGATCAGGTGGAGAGAATTCTTTTATAGACTTCACGGATATGATAGGTCGTGCCATTGATGAAGTAGAGTTTCCACCATTAGAAATATTAATATTAGATGAAGCACAGGATTTTACTCCATTGCAATGGTCAGTTATTTATAAGATGTGTGACAATGTTAAACGTATTTATTTAGCAGGAGATGATGATCAAGCTATTTATAGATGGAATGGAGCAGATCCAAAGTACTTTACAACATACTTTCCAGGTCGAAAGGTTGTATTACGTAAGACTCAAAGATTTGGGGAAGCGGTGTATAACTTTGCTCAAATCATAAGAAGGGGCATAATAGATAGTGAAGATAAACTATATACTCACAATAATAGCAAAAACAACTCTGTAAAACGCTATTTAAGCTTCAAAGAAGTGCCTTTTAACGAGCTTAACGGTACTTGGTATGTCCTGGGACGTATACACTCAACAGTCAACGAATTAAGGGCTGCTGCGAAGGATGCGGGGCTATATTATAAGGATAACAAAGGTAACAAATCATTTGATGAAAAACAGTGGGAAGCCATAAAAGCGTGGACTGCTATAAATAATGGCAGAAAGATTGGTAAAAAAGCGGCAGAAATACTGTACAAATATATTAGGGAAATAAAGGATTCTGATTATAGAACACAAAAATTTTGGTTAAACATACCAGATTACCAAGAATTTGATTTTAATGAACTAAGAGAATGGGCTGGGTTGGATATGACAGATGACTATCAAAAGAAAGCTTGGTGGTGGGTTTTAAAACGTAATTTTAGTCCAAGACAAACAATATACTTTATTAGATTACTAAAAAGATATGGACAAGATGCTTTAAATAACGAGCCTAATATTCTAATAGATACTATACACTCTGTAAAGGGTGGAGAAGCAAACAATGTACTAATATATTCTAAAGCTAATTGGTTGTCAGATTTTAATAACAAAAACAAATCAGAGAAGTCAGATGAGAGTAGAGTTTACTACACAGGGGTGACTAGAGCTAAAGATACAATTCACTTGCTATCAACTGATTATAAGTATAATTATCCAATCGGTAAAGATTATTTAGTTTATTTAAAAGAAAATGACCAATAAAACATTTTTTAAACAAGTAGGGGGTAAGCATTATAAATTAATGAAGATACAGCCATCAATATTTATAAATGAAAACAATTTACCTTTTGCTGAAGGTAATGCAATTAAATATATTTGTAGACATAGACTAAAAGGTAAAAAAGAAGATATCTTAAAAGCAATTCATTATTTAGAAATGATCTTAGAAAGGGATTACAATGACTAGTTTACAATTATCAATGACATTTAAAAAAAGTATTTGGTCTTGTCCAAACGAGTATAAAGATTTATCCGGCTATCCTGAAATAGCAATTGACTTGGAAACAAGAGACGATGGAATTAACGAAGGTCTTGGCGCAGGTTGGGCAATGAATAAAGGTTATGTGATTGGCTTTGCTGTAGCTGTAGATGGTTGGCAAGCTTATTATCCATTTAAACATTTGGGTGGTGGAAACATGATCGAGCCACAAGTCATCAAGTACATGAAGGATGTGTGTGCATTACCTAACACAAAAATATTTCACAATGCTCAATATGATATTGGTTGGTTAGGGGCTATGGGAATTAAAGTTAATGGTCCTATTGTAGATACAATGGTTGCAGCAGCACTGATTGATGAGAGTAGATATTCATTCGCATTAAATAATTTAGCTAAAGAATATATTGGCGAGATGAAAGCTGAAACAGATTTGATTGAAGCAGCCAAAGATCATGGTGTCGATCCTAAAGCAGAAATGTGGAAGCTTCCTGCAGAGCATGTTGGATTTTACGCAGAACAAGATGCACGGATCACGTACCGACTATGGCAAGTGTTTAAACATGAACTACATAAACAAAATTTAATTA